TGAAAGAACGCGCAGTTTCTCAAGCCCAAGGGTATGGTGCGCTAGCCGCCGGGCGGCAACTCCCCGCACCGTCAATATACTCCGGCTTTACCAGTCCCTAAACGCGGGGACTCCTCGTCGCCCTTACGTCCATGGGGGCGGCTTCCCCCGAACTGTTTCAGGTTCGGGGGTTTTTCTTTTTATTTGAACTGCTTCTCATAGAGCCACCGCGCCATGAGGAGCGCCTCGGCTCGGTCGGCGTACTTCTTAAGGTTGAGCGGCGCTTCGGGGTAGAGCCTGATTGCAAACGCTCGGCAGAGCTCTTTGTCAGAGCTCAGCCCGAAGTGCTTCTTCCAAGTCACGGGGGTTGTGTGCGTGAGGTCTAGGCGAACGGCGGCAACCGCTGCCCGAGCCACACCGAACGAGTCCCCCAGGCTGAAAACCGAACTCACCCCCTGGCCGGGCATAGCGTTTACGCGCTCAAGTGCAACCGCCACGTGATCGTCTGGCGCGGCGTACCGCCTGAGCATAGCGAGAAGCCCCGCTGCGTCAACTTCGCTCTTAACGCTGCCCGAACCCTTAGCGACGGTGGGCATGTCCTCTACGGCGACGAATCGTCCGTCTCTGAGCACCCCCACCGCCCCGCTCAAGCCGGGATCAATACCGATAGTGATCATAACGCCTCGTAGTGTTCGCACCCGGCCCGCTGCTCGTCGAGGGTGAGGGTGTGATTGTTAAGTTCGCACACCCAGCGGCCTTCCGGCCCTGGGGTGCACATACGGCACGTGCGGCAGTGGCGCAAAGGCTCAACCTCACGAGTGCATACGGCCCGCATGCTGCAGAACCTGCAACCGAAGCTCGTGCCGTCATCGCTGATTCCGGCCGGGCGTAGTCGAGCCTCCGTGAGTTTGATGATTCGCGCTTTTAGCCGGCCCTGCTCGGCGGGGTCTTCCCGAATACGCTCGACGTAGAACTGCTCGTCGTCTTTGCAGACCGCCACATACAGCGCCCGCGTAAACCCGCCGAGCGCCATACTGATCTGAACCTGAGCGTAATGAGAAGGTTTTGAGCCGGCTACGCCTTTCTTCAACAGCGAACTGAAGCTGTTTTTGTTGTGCGTCTTCACCTCGAGCAGGTGCGGTTTATCGCTCTCAGGGACGTCCCTGACCACACCGTCCACTTTCGTAATGAAGTGTCCGGTGGGGTCGCCGAACTCATACTGACGTCCGTCGGGTTGTTTGTCCCAGACCGCGAACCCCGCACGGCGCAAATCCGCTACGATTCGCGCCTCCTGAAGGTGCCCCGTCTCAAAAAGGCGATGAAGGCGTCCGTCAAACTGCTCACGGGCGAAACCTCGCCAGTTGAGCCACACCTGACGAACGCACTCCTCGCCTATCCCCGACGAGCCAAGCCGCCCCAAGTACAGTTCAGAGTCTGCTTTCTCTTTTTGAATAGCGTCATAGATACGGCTAATGACTTGCTGCTCGGGTTTGGGCGGAATGGCTACCACGGCGCTCAGTCCCAGGGGTTCGCTGAAGCCGCCGGTGCCCGACTCGGCGCGGAGGCTTTCGGGGCGGCGGCCTTGGGCGCAGCGGTCTTGGGGGCTGCGGCGGGGGCTTCATCGCTGAACAAGAACGCTTTGATCTTGTTGCTCGCTTTGTAGCCGTTGCTAGCGGGCTCGATCGAAACCGCTGCCCGGAACGGTTTTTCTAGCAGCTTGTCGGTGTCGTCGGCTTCGGGCTTACCGCACGCCGTGGCCCAGGCGACGAGCTGCTGACGGCCGATGCGCTGCGCCTTCTCGCTCGGGTTGTTGATGTTGAAGTTCTGCCACAAGAGGCGGCCGGCGTGTTCACCCTTGACGACTTCAAACTTCGCCTTGATGTACGAGCCGGTTCCGGCGCTGGTGGACTTCTCCTCGGCGTCGAGCGCTTTCAAAATGTACTCACCCTCGGGAATAGGGTCATACTCGGCGGGGGCGGAAACATCAACTTCTGAACTATCAAATCCAAACTTTGCCATGATAAGGAGCTCCTTTAATTAAGCGGCAATGGGGATGAGTTTTTCGAGATTCTCAATCTTCATCTCAATCTCTTCGGGGCAACCGTAACGGTTCTTTGCGGCGTAGGCGGGGTTCTCAACAAAGTGCAGCAGTCGCTCGCCGGTCGTCACGCCTCGGGTCTTTTGATTGTTGAACCCGGTGTCAGACTTGCGGATGATGACTTTGAACGCCGCGAACGCTATGACGTCTGCCCACTCCTGAAGCAGCGCGTTGCAGCGGTTGGGCAGTTTGGGCTGATAACGGTCATACGGCTCGGTGCGGGGGTCTTCGAATTTCACGACCGCCGCATGCGCAATCAACACCACGTTCATCCCGCGCTTGAGCCGTAGCACGTCCAACCCCTGCAGGATCTCACGAAACTCCTCCGCTACAAGCATCTGCCCCTTGCCGTAGGCGAGGTCTTTAGCCTCATGCGAGGACTCCACATTGCTCACGATGAGCGGCTCGATCAGCCAGTCAACCGAATCAACAACCACAGTTTTGAACTGATGGTCTTCTTTGATGAGCGTCTTAATGCTGTCGACCACGTCGCTGATTTTCATCGCTCGGGGAAAGCTCGTCACGTCTAGCGAGTCGAGACCGTCCTCGGTGCTGATAAAAATCGGACTCGGGAACTGGCTAGCGAGTGTCGACTTACCTATCCCGTGACCGCCGTAGATGACAAAACGCGGGGGAACGGCTTGCTTACCCCGGCGCAGCGTATCCTGCCAGCTGCTAGGGGTGGGTTGCTTCTCTTTTGACATTTTGTTTCTCCTTTCTGAGTAGAGGCGGTTAGTCGTCCGCCGTTGGGAAATCGTCGTGGTCCTCGGCACCCTGCCCAAAGTCCCACTGATGTGTGATGTACTGGAACAGTTCGCGGTCCCAGCTCAAGAGGTTCAGCTTGTAGTCCTGCTCGGTGGCCAGCGCGGCACATATGGCGCACAGCGACGGATCCCCAACCATCAGCAGGTAGTCCCCCGGCTCCCATTCGCTCAGCACTCGCCGGGCCTTGGCGATCATCATGCGAGTGTTGTACGGTTTTCGAGGCCGGCTGAACACTGCCCGCAGCTGACCGAAGCGCCGGGCGTCGCTGAGGTCTTTGCTGTTATCAACCTGCACGACGAATACGGTGCGGGTGTTACCGGGTTGTTGTGATGTTGTCATTTTTGCGTTTCCTAGGTTGTTTAGGCGGCGGAGCGATGAGCGCGAGCTCTTCGGGAGTGAGATAGCTTTCGCAACCCACCGCCACTGCGATCTTGAGAGCTTCCTTTTGATACCACGTGTAGTCGAGATCAGCCGGGTGTTTAACAAAGTCCTCAACGGTCATGCAGGCTCGAGCACCGTCGGTCTTAGGCACTTTATTATTGTTCTTGAGGTAACGTATCGGCTCGAGCGCCGGGTCGTTTGATTGATACCACCGCACCACGCGACCCAGGTACTGCCCCGCCTGAGCGCCGCCACCCGTGACGTTACGCGCTGAGATGAAATCGCGAAACGGCGCAGCGTATATTGTGTCGAGCAGCGGGGTGCCTCGGGCTAACCACTGCCCCACGGCATCGGCGCAGACCTGCGCGGTGGGGTTTTTCTTGAGCGACAACGGCGCGTAAATGCCTTTAACTTTTAGCGAGCGATCAGGTTTGACGGCGATGTAATTGTTGACGTCCTTTAGCGCAAGAACGCGGTACGGCGTAAACTCGAACACAAACCGCGAAACCTCGCTAAAGCGACCAATGACTTTCTGAATCGTAGTCTCAAGCGACGCGTGATACCGAATAGCGATTCCGTCGGTGTTGGCTGAGAGCGTTACAGCCCCCGCGAGTTCCAACCACTCGATGAGCATCAGCAACGTAAACTGACCCGTAAGGGTAACGGCCAACATCAGGTCCGGCGAGTACAACACCGAGTATCGGCTAGCGAGTTTGCCGAACGTGCCGTTTAGGGAAATCTTGAGCGTCTCGCCCGTGGTCTTATCACCAGAACGCTTTGCTTCTAGCCGCCGTTCGTAGATTTTACGATACTCGCGGACGAAGTCCTCACCCAGTCCGGCAGGCACGAAACCGCACTCTAGAATGATACTGGGGTAGAAGCTAGCGGCGTCAATATCACAGATGACGTCGGCCCCCGCAACGTGACAAACTTTTCGGTCATGAACACTGTGTATGCCCCCCACGCCGAGTTGATACTCCCCGTGGCCGAACGGGATAGTGGCGTGCCCTAGGAACTCAGGCAGCACAACGTGCCCGGTGCTGGGGTTCATCTCGAACGTGTGCGCCGCGACGCGCTCCAAAAGCTGTTGAAGCGCCAGGTCACGGAAGCTTAAGAATTTAGGCGGAACGTAGCGCACGCTCTTCGGCACTTCGTTTTCCCGGCGCTTCAGCCCCATGCTAGTGATGTACGCCTGCTCGGCCATCTGCGAATCGGACTTACTGCGCATATCAACGCCGTAACGCCGGCTCATCTCGACGCGCAGCAGGACTTCTTTCTCAAGGTGCCGTAACAGCTCCGCCGTTGTCTCGACGTCATTGTGGCAATACTCAAGAAGGGTCGCCTCCTGCTCGGGACGTATCAGTTCAGCGTGATGAATTGGAAGGTCTTGAAGTCGCGGCATATGCATCCGCGCTCCGTAGGCCTTTAGGCTCACGAACGACGGCGCAACCTCAATCAGGTCAATCCAGTCGAATCGAACCTCGGGCAACATGAACTTACGCATCGCGGCCCAAGGCGCAAGGCGGTTGTTGATGACGTCGTCGGCGATGCGTTTGATTTCGGCCTCTGTGCGGGCGCTGCAAAACGCCGCCACAATGACGTTGTCGAACTCCCGCGAGTTGAACCCTACAAAAGTCGCCCCCGAGCTCAAGAACGCCTTGAGCTTGGCGGGGCTGTCGGGCTGGTGCCGCCACAAGTCAAACCACTCGCCGGTGTCTGGGTTTTTGGCACAGAACAACGTGCGGTTGCGGTAAGTTTCGGTATCAAACACCCAGGTGCTCATCGATCTTGATTTGTGTAACCTGCGGTGGGTTCAGAGCCGTCAGTAAAGGCAACGCTCTCGAGTTCGATGAGCTTCTCAAGGAAGTGCTGAGCTTTCTGCAAGTCCTGCAAGCCGTTCTTTTCGTGATAACGCTCGACGTACTTAGTGATGCAACCGATGAAGTAACCGCGACCGTAAAGCCGCCACTGGCGGTCCCAATGTTCTTCGCCGCCTTTTTTGTAGTGATTTCCGCCGACTTGTTTTTCGTTAGCCTTCATAACGCAACCCCTTGATGATGTTGAAAAGATCGAGCTCCCGGCCTGACAGAATAAGCTCATGCGCGTAAGCCACGTAACGGTCATGCACCTCGAGCATGCGCCGGTTGCCGAGCTGCACCTCACGTAGGCAAAATACCGCCCCGTGGGCTATGTCGGCGAGTTTGAGCGTGCGTTGGTCGCAGGCGTTGAGTTCGGGGTACATGATGCCCGCGTCAAGCATCAACCGGCGCTCAAGCTCATCAACCTGATCGCCGATGCCGTATTCGCGTTTCGCGGGCGAGGGGATATCGCCCGTGTACTGCTCGGCGAGGTCATGAAACAGCGCAGCCAAAATCAACTGCCGACTGGCGTCCGGGTTTAGCAGCAGCGCAAAACACGCTACACCGTGCGAATGATGACCCACGGTTTCATTTTGAAGGGTTGTGAGGGTGTGAAAGCGTTTGACTTCGCTTCCGTTGATGATGAACTGAAGGGTTTTTCTCATATCGAAGTTCTCAAGTTAAAAGTTATAAAGCTAGAACGGTTAAGTATAGGTCGCATTTTTCGAAACGCAAAATCAGCGCTGACGAGCTGCTTCTCGCCGCTCAACCCAGCTCATCGCAGCGTAGCGCCAGTCTTCCGCACCCACCGAGGCGGCCTCTTTTCGGCCCGTTTCGCCGGCCCGGCGAGCCGCGCTCACCATAGCCATAGGTCGCGCCACGTCGCTCAGGAACGTGTTGCGGTACGGGTTAGGAGCCAACGGGTCAACGCAGAACCACTCGCACTCGTACAAGAACAGCTGCGGGTCTGGATCGATCATCAGCGGTCGGGGTTTCACGAGTCCCCGCCAGTAACGGTCGTAATCGCTCGACTGGGGCGGGAGGGTGATGTACTGGTCGGCTTTGTAGAGATTGCGGTAAAGGTGAAGATTCGCGCTCACTTGCCGATAGACGCCTAACGGAACCCCCAGCGCCGTGGCCACAAACTCCTGCAACACGCTAAAGTGCACGACGTTTGCGCCGAGTGCGCCCCACCAGATATCGTTGCTACGGTTCAGGACCGTCATATCGAGCTGACCGGCTTGGGTTTCGAAGATCACCTGCGTGTTGCACGCCTTGTCTTTAGTGGCTTTTGAGAGGTCGGCGGGGTCCCAGATCTGAATCACGGCTTGACGGGTTTGCGGGTCGCGGCGCAAGAGGTCAATCACCGCCAGCAGCTGATCGAACCCAAAGTGCCGCCGCCAGCGGTAACCGTACGCGGCGTTAAAGGTCACGCCGTCGTCGCTGTACTGCCCGATGCGGCTGTTGAAACGCTCGAGGAACGCCACGTCATTGCGCCCCGCGAGCATCCAGATCGACTCCAGCAGGTGAAAAATCGGATTAGCGTCTCGCCCCTCATGAAACAGCACCCGCTCCTGAGGCCGCAGATACGTGATGATGAACGTGTCTGTGAACGTAATCGCCGGACCATTGCGGGTGTTACGCTCATGGGTAGGATACGTTCGGAGCTTCCAGAATACCTCCGCGAAGGCTTCGTTGACGTTACTTGCGGTGATTGTGTAGGCCATGACTCTAGAACTCCTTCTCGGGCTTGTAGCGGGTCTTCGGCACACCGTCCCCAACCACTGTGCGGGCGTACTTGCTGTACTCGCACATTACGTTCTGAACGTCATGCAACGTAAGGTCCGTAATATCAAGCTGGGTTTCGATTGCGTTTTTGATCTCGATCAGTTTCTTGTTGAACTGCGTCTGGTTCCAAGGCATCGTTGACTTGCGCCCCGTGAGGTAATTGAGCCCTTTGGTGCTGCCGGGGCCGATGGGGGCGTAAGTGTAAAGGTCCTCGGCGACGCCCAGCTGTTTGTCGGTGTAGGTGAGGTCGGCGGCAACTTGCCCGGCCATAAACGTATTGAGCCCAAACGACGTAGCAAGCAAGTACACGAAGTTCTCGATCCGGGGGCGCTCGTAATTGAGCTCTTCGATGAGTTTCGCGTTGAGCTCAATGGCGGGCTCAATGATGTGCCGCGCTAATGCAAGACTTTTTATTCCCGCAGGTTCTTTGTTGGTAGGGTAGACCATATATGCCCCACCGTAAATCTTATCAACCTTACGGCGATACGCTTCGATAAGAGAACTAAACGCCTCGGGTGAAAACTTCTCAGGTGAAACGGGCAGAATTTTCTCATAAATCAATACGCGCAAAGTAGGCGGCCAGTTGATTAACCGCGCTATCAAAAGCGTAAACCACAAATCTGGCCGGTCAGCGTCAGGCTCTATGAGGTGTTTGATGATCCATTTAGACACTCGGTCATCACGGCGGCGGATGTTCGTAAACTTGTAATCGCGCAAGGTGGGGTCCTCGGTCCACGGGGGCGGCAGTTTGTTTTCACGTGAGATGCGGATTACTTCTCGTTCCCAAACAAAATACAGCAACCCTTCGATTGATGCAATTTTATTAGCGGTAGGCGGCTTGTAGGGGCAATCTTCGATCATGCTTCGAACTCCTCGAAAATAGTCATCAGCTGAGGGTGAGGGTCAGCGTGGTCGATGAGTCGCACGTTGTAACCCGCATTGCGTAAATTTTTGTAACAGTTCACCACCGAATGGAACTTTTCGACAAGGTTTTTAGGGTCGAACGGTTTTTCATTACCGGCAGTCAAGCGACGCTGTTTGACGCGCTCGATACAAAGCTCGAGCGGTGTGTTCATGAACGCATACACCGCGCAGCCTGTGGGCTGCACGGCTTGGGTGACTTGTCCACCTAGTCCGCTGTTAGAGACTAACGCCCCTTCGTAAAGTACATGCCCTAACGGGTGAGCTTTCAACACGCGTTGAGCTATCTCAGCTTGAGTTTTGATCGCGTCGGTGCCACCGCAAACATTGTCATATTTGCCGATGACGTAAATCGGGGTGCGTAAAGCAGGAACACCTACTCGATAACCGGCTATCTTATCTTTGCTCATTAACGCCTCAGCACTGTAGTCGAGAAACTGCCTAACGGCTGTGGTTTTACCTGAACCGAACGTACCTGATATGCGCAAGATGACATTTCGCATGTTAGTTTTCCAGTTGTTTCGTTATAAAAAATGCTCGGCTCGATAGGGCCGACCTGTAGCGGGAAATATACGCGCTTTTTCTTTCAAAGACAACCGCTGCGTCTCACATTCAGCCCTCAGCCATTCGGGGAGTTCCAAGCTGCGTATGTCTTTGAACACCGCCGTAACTTCGCTCAGCCCCCGAGCGTCGGCCCACTCGATACGCTCCCAAGCCATGTCGGCATAAACGCCGGGATACCTTCGCCCAAAGAAATGATTTTTAAATGTGCACAAGTTGCTCTCGAGTGTAAAGTTATTTACATTCGGAATGTCGTGGTTCTGCTCAGAAAAATCAAAGAGAAGGTTGTCGGCCTCCCGACTCAGCCACGTGCACATCCCTTCAAAATTGAAATAACTGCCGTCAAAGCCGTTGCCCGCCCGTTTGTCCCAAACTAATTGGTCGTTGCCGGTTAAGAACAACATACCGTTACGGTGGGAGCGGCTACCCGACTTGTCGTTAAAAAGCAAGTCGTCGCAGTCAGCTCCGAACCCGTTGAGGTAAACGTACTCGAGGTAAGAAAACGATGACAGTCGCCCAAACGAGTGATACCGCCCTCGCACTAACGCCCATAGTTCAGCATATGTTTTTTCGCTGAGCATGGTAACTTGCGAGCCGCCGTGTTCAGCAACAAGATTGGCATAAGTGCGGATAGCTTCGGGGGTGTGTGTTTTCTGATATCGCCGGTCTGTATCGAACTGTAACCGGTCCCACTCTGAATTAAACCAGTCGCTGAACTGCGTCAGCTTTGCATCAGGGGGTGGGACTGACGGGAGACGTTTCGCAAGACTTATTGAAGTTATAGGGTTTTGCGTAAGACCATTTAAAAACGCAAACCAAAGACGCTGCTCGGCATCCCAATCGTAACGTCGCGCCAGCTCCGGCATGTACAGGTATACCAACCCCGGCATCACACCGTAAGTCAAGTTCAGACCGTAGAGTTTGTCGAAATATTCGCGGCGGTTTTCCCGCAGCCGGTAATCGTTCACAGCAGCCCCCACCCAAAGTTAAACAACGCCGAAATGACGCGGCAAAACGCTCCGGCCAGAACTGTACCCGCCGCGATAAGCGCCACCCAACTCAACAACCAGAGGGCGAAAAACCCTCCGCTGTCAAAAACGCTTCGACTACGACGGTTCATTTTGGAGTTCCTGATAAGCTGACGAGCTCAAACGAACGTCCGTTAATTTGAACCGTAGCCGGCTCGTTGGCTTTAGCTGCGGTATAAAGCTGTCGCGTTAAACGGTTTAACTGACCGCTACTCATCCAATCGGGATGAGCGCGGCGCATCCTCAAAGCGTTTTCCCAGATTTCGTTGGTTTCGATACAACGCACTCTTCGATCGGGTAATCGTAATGAGTCACTCATTGCAGGGCGCTTTTTGCTGCTTAAGAGAGGGGGCTCTTTGGTTTTTACGACTTTGCTTGCAACTGACGTTTGAAGTTTGTCCCACAACTCGCGGCAGCGGTCGACGGCTTGCTGACGGTCTGAAAATGCCCGTACACGGCGGTTGGCATATTTATTGTGAAACTCAATGAGCTGCTTCATCGAAGCAGTCTCGAGCCACGCGTAAAGTGATTCGCTAGTTTCAGTTTGATGGGGTTCGGTGTTAAACATTTCAGTAATCTCCTGTGGTTTCAAAATAGTGCTTCTTCAAAATCTTCAACGCTCGGTGGTTGCTTCGGGGCGCGGACGGCTTTGACCTGCGAGATGTGCAGGATGACCCACTGCGGGAACGGCCAGTTGGTCTCCTGATTGATGAGCCGCACCGAGCAGCCGCCGTCTGCATGAATCGCCTCCAGCACCCCCAGGCCTGAAGGCGTCATGACACGGTCGCCTTGTTGGTGATAACGCATAAGCTCAGACCCCCTCAACGATGTATTCGGCGTCAAGGGGTGCGTCAATAGCTGCTAAGTACTCTTCGACGGCTTCCTGTTGCGTGGCGCCGTGTCCCACCGGGTCGCCGGGCTCGTAGTCGGGGCCAAAGGCGGTCCAGTCAAAGCAACGCAGCGGCACTGGCGGCGTAACGTGTAGGGTTAAAATTTTAATCACGGCGGAACTCCTTACTCAAGAGGTCTTGGACTTTTTCGCGGATGGCTTGATCTTCGGCCCAGGTGGCTTTTTCGGCCAGCTCGGGAGACAGCTGACCGTCCTCATCAAGCACATGCCACTCGCAGTCAAACCAGCCGTTGTAATCAAGATCGCTAGCGGCGCTGTATGAGTACGAGCCGCGCACGCTCTCGTAGGACAACACGCCGATTACGCAAGGCACACCGCCAATGACGTGCTCAAAGGTGAGGCGAAAAGGTTGCTTGGTCATTTGAGTTACTCCTCGACGGTGACTTTGAGCTGGGCTTCTTCGAGGGCGTGCTTCAGAGGCCACATAGCTAACCACGCTTCGGCTTGCAGCTTACCGACGAAACAAGGGTCTTTGAACGCAGTCATTGACGATTTTTCAATGCTGCTGAGCACTTCGATGGCTTTGACGATTTGACTAACAGTGACTTGCATTTTGAGTTCCTTTGAGTTGTTGAGTTATGAGGGGCCGAAGCCCCATGGAATGAATTCTAACGTGAAGTTACTTTTACGGCAAATACGGCGGAAACCTTGGTGTTTTCGGCGACCATATTGCTGATTACGTTTTTGATGTCGACCTGAGGATTCTGCTGCAAGATGAGGTCGGCGAGCAACATCACGATAGCTTTGTAGTCAACGGTTGCGCGGTTGCTCTCGCTGTACGTTGCCTTGAACAACACACCTTCAATCACGCGAGGACCGCCGGCACTGGCGGCCTCTTTGATTTGAGTTTTGATCGCATCGGCGCGAGCTTCGAGAGTTTTGATCTCGGCGAGCAGCGAACCGAGTTGATCAGCGGCGGTGAGTTTGAGGTCGTTTAGCATTTCAGTTCTCCAGTTAATTAGTTATGAGGTACAACGGTTTATATTAAACCTCATTCCACCATTGATTGGCAAGTAATAACCCTTCATTTTGGTTGGGTATCGACGCGCTCTCGCCCTAAGCCTAAGTTGAACGGGTCGTTGAACATGGGCGGTGAAGTACTGGGGCGCTTGGTCTTTGACGGGATAGGCTTTGTGGCTTTGTAGTAGCCGAGCCGCGAAAACTTTCCTGCTACGGAGGTCTGCTCCAACTTGAAATGGCGCTCAACTTCACCCGCCATCAGCAGTGGGCGTAGGTTACCCGTTATGCTCGCTGTAGTGACTCTGAACCGCTGGGCCAGCGCGGCGGTTGAAATAGGGGTGCTGCGATTCTTCAGGTAGTTCAGCAGCTCGCGTTGCCGGGCGTTAAGAACCAGCGGGGGTAGCTCCTGCTCGCTCATGATTGGGGCTCCTCGACGAGTTGCCACCGGCGGTAGGTTTCGTGTTTGCGCATCGTCACGGGGCACTCCCTTGACGGCGGCACCCAGCCGTGCTTGCGCCAGACGTCCTCAACGGGCAAGCACCAGTTGCCCGGCTTGATCTGCCGGCTAAATTCCTCGAGCCACGCGGGCGGCGCGGGTTGATCGGGGGTGGGGGTTGCGTTTTCCATTCTAAAGTTCTCCATCTTCAGGGTTAAAAACACGTAACGAGCCGGGCTCGGTAGGGTAATGTTGCGCGATGAGCGCTTCGTTCAACCGCACGTAGTGATTGGCGCGGCCCTGGGGTTTCTCAAGCTCAACGCGCTCGACTAACCCGTCCGCCAGCAGGGAGTTCATCAGGCGCTCGCGCCGTTCTTGCGAGCACTTCAGGCCGCCGTCCGCCGTCGTAAGGCGCTCAAAGTAGCTGCGGGCACGGTTGGGGTTGGCGCGTATGAGTTGGATCATCTGCAGGGTGAGGGCGTTCCAGTTGCTGCGTTCGCGTTCCTCTTTTACTTGCGTTTTTAGGGCGGTGCGCTCGCCGGCTTTCAGCGGGCGGGCCACGGCGTGCGCGAACCAGATATCACGCGGGGTGCCGAGTACGTCCGGGTGGCGCTCGCGGTTGCTGACGAGCTCGAACACGAGTTCGGGGTAAGCGGCCGGGAACCGCACTTTTATCGTCTTCAGCACTCGGGGGGCGTCGGCGTCTTCGCCGTCTTTAAACACCGCGTACACGCCCTGCGCGTCGCCGGTCCAAGCCGAAGCGCCTCGGGGTCCGAGATTGGAAGCCTCCTGCGAGCCCAGGATTTTTGAAGTGTGGCTGACGATGATCACCGGAAACGCTGAAAATGACTGCTTGATGGCGGCCATTGCGCGACCTACTTCGGCGTTATCATTTTCGTTTTCGAGGTCAAATACGGCGTTAGCCGTATCGAACACCACCAGGGGCAGCGCCTCAAAGACGGTGTCGGAGTTGTCGGTGCGGGGGTTCTGGACAGTCCACGTGCGGTACTCGGCCGCAACCGCCCCCACCACTTTGGGGTCAAGACGTTGGGCCGCCAACACCCGCACCCGAGCCTCAAAGTCGGCGGTGCTTGCGCCCGTGAATCCCCAGCTGTACAGCGAGTAAATGGTGCGTTGAACCTGCTCGACAGACTCGGTGATGATGATGACGTTGCGGCGCACCGTGGGGCGCATCATGTAGTCGGCCGGACACAAGTGCGCCACCGCCAACGCCAAAGGTATGACGAGGGTGGTTTTGCCGACGCCGGGCGCTCCCGCCACCACGTTGACGCCGGTGCTCATGAAGTCGTCGAAAATGTATTCAAAAATCGCTACGCGGTCAGCCCCAGTAAATACCGCCCGGCTCAACGCAAAAGGGTGCGCAGCCTTTTCAGCTGAGCCGGCTGCGGGGACGGTGTTATTGTTGCCCGGCCAACCGGCGTCAATCGCTAGGCGGAAAATCGAACGATACGTAATGCTATGCGGGTTGGTCAGGTCGCGTTCCCATTTCTTGCGTTGCGCGGCGGCGTTGAACTTTTCGCTCTGCGCCGACCATTCGGTCCAGATTTTGTAACCGTTCTCGCCGTACGGACGCAGCGCCATCCCCACGTTGACCCACGTTGTGTAGTCGTCGGCGTCGACGTGTTTCAGCGCCGAGCGCAAGTCGTCAAAGGTTTGCGCCGTCGCCACCGGCACGCCGCCCCGCTCCGTCAAGGCGTAAGTGACCGGGCTCCGCGCTCGGGAGCGTATCATATCAGGCAGCGGCGAAGGTTCGGCGGGTGAGGTGCGGCTCAGGGGCGACCGCCCTTCGGCCCAACGGTACTCGCCCGACGGCCCCAACGTGGGCGCGACGCAAATGTAACCATTGTGTTTCAGGTCAAGCCCTTTACCGAGCGAGCCGGGGTAGCTCATTTCGGGGTCGGCGCGGAAGATACGATGCTCCCCGCCGCCCTGCGTAACCGCCGTGAGGTCTGAGTGCAGCACGCCGTGCTCGGCCTCCAGAGCCGAAAGACTTTCAGCGCCGCCGTTTTGCGGGTCGATATCAAGGGCAAGCAGCCCCGAATCCGCCAAGCTCACGCCCACCCCGGCGGCGGGATCCGTCGACCACCATTGCCTGATGCGCTCCTCGTCGGTTGTGGCGTCCTGGTGACCGTGGGGTACGAGTTGCGCTTGGGGGTGTTTGCCGGGCTTGTGGCCGGTTTCGGCGTTGGGCCGCCCGCAACGGCACTGCCCATGCGCATCGACGGACCACACCGGCAACACCGCCCACCCGAGCCGCGCATAAGCCAGCGCGTAATCAAGGGTGGTGGGGGCGCGGTCCACGGCCCACAGCTGTTTATCAGTTTTCCTACGCACCGAACCTCTCCTCCAAAACATTCCAGTACCGCCCACGTTTTATAACGCGAATCTCCCTGGGCTGGCGCGGCGCATTACGCAACGCCCACAAGACATTTTTCGCCGGCGAGGGCAACCGCACCGCCAACGCCCGCTCGTTGAAAAACCGCACCGCCCGCTGATCGGGCCGGGCAGGATTGATGAACTGCGACGCCTGAAGCCGAGCGCCCTCGGGGGTGGTGCAGTTGTAATTGACCATCAGCACCGGGGTGGCGGGGTCGCGCCGCGTTGTAATCGCCACACTGTTGACCGTTTGAACCTGCGCCGTAAGCACTGCGCCGTCTTGCGCCTCTCGGCCCGTCATCGGGTCAATGGGGGTAAGCGTTATCAAGCCCGGCCGCAGTTCCCTCTCGCCGCGTTCTCGGGGCGTGGCGGGGACCTGCTGAAGTTGATCGGCGTCGCCTTTCTCGCGGTAATACGTCTCCATCATATCAACGCCGCCTAGCCGGATGAGGTTGCCGACGTAATCCAAGATGAGGCAGTTGCGCTTGCTTTCGTGAAGCCGAGTGCCGCGCCCTTGCATCTGCACCCACAACGATGAGGACAGCGTAGGGCGCAGGCACACGATGCAGTCCAGCGCCGGGTGGTCGAACCCGGTCGTGAGCATATCAACCGAACACAACACCCGCGTCTCCCCGCTCATGAACCGGCCCAGCACGGCCTGGCGTTGCTCCTCGTCGAGGGCGCTCGTCAGCACCTCGGTCGACCAACCCGTCATGGCCCCGATGATCAGCGCCGCCCGGTCGGCCGCCGCCACCGTGGGGCAGTAAACGGCAACGTGCCGGCGGCGCGACGCCAACTCCCCAATCGACCGCGCCACGCTAATGAGCCACTCCTGAGTCTCGAGCGACGCCACCTCCGACTGAACGTAGTCGCTGTCGATTCGAACCCCACCCACGTCAAGCTGAACGGCGGTCTCAACCCCCACCAAGGGGCAAAGGTAGCCTTCCTTCACGGCGCGGGGCACGTTGTAAGAGTACGCCAAGCGGTCGAACCAGAACTGCTCCCCTTCGCCGTGAATCACTCCGTTGTCCATGCGCCACGGGGTGGCGGTCATGGCGATGCGGCGGGCTTGCGGTTGCCCGCTTAAGACGCGCTCATACTGCGTGGGTTTGCCGTGATTGTGCGGGACGCGATGCGCCTCGTCAATGATGATGAGCTCCGGCGGGGGCATGCGCCCCGTGGCGCTGATGACGGTCTGAATGGTTCCGTAGATGACCGGCGCGTCGTAGTCGCGGCGCTTCAACCCGGTGCAAACCACGCCCGGCTCCGAGCCGGTGTGCCGAGCGTAAGTCGCGGCATTTTGCCTGACGAGCTGCTGAACGTGCGTGAGTACCCACGTTCGACCGGGCAGCCGGCGGCGAGCCAGCTCCGCTATGATGAGGGACTTGCCGGTGCCGGTGGCGAGCTGCAACGCCGGGTTGCCTCCCGCGTTGAGCGCGTCGAGCCCGGCCTCGACCGCCTCAAGCTGATAGGGTCTCAGGTTCATATCGTAAAGTTATCGGTTATTGCGAGGTTGAACGATTTTTAATTATGCGCAAACCCCGCCAAGAAGGCAAGCTATACCCAACCACCGTGCGGGGTCTTTTTCAATGGATTGCGCCGGGACCGTCGAACATACGCTGCCGCACCGCAGCGGCTATCGCCAGCGTGCCGTAGCCATCAGTACCCATGCGTTCAATCAGCCGGGCGCACTGCTCGTTCTCGGCCGCCGCAGCGGCAAACATCAACATGTTCACGTTAGCGCGGAGTGCTGCTAAGGTGCGTTTGATGTCCTCAAGATCCTGCAAGGCGCGTTCGTAGTCGGCGGTGTTCATCGCTCATCCTTTCGTTGGGTAAAAAGTTACGAAGTCGCTGGCGACGTGAATCGTGGCCGTGCAGCCGAGGTTGCGGCATACCTGCTCGGCCCAGTCTTGAATCGCTCTCAAGGCTGGCACTTCGGGCGGGTACGCTTGCTCAAGCAACGCAAGACTAATGGTTGCGTCTTTGCCACACAGTACTTGGCTGGCGATCCAGGCTTCGTAGTTCATGCCTACCCCCTTGCTCGAATCAACTCAAACAAATGCTTCAACAAAGATTCATCAGAATCGGACAGATCGTCGCGCTCAGCATAATCAAACAGAACCTTTGCACACGCCTCACGCTCGGCAGCGGCAACAAGAGCGGCGAAGCGTTCAAGCTCATGCACCATCAGTAAATGGGGTGTTTCAATGGCTTGCTTA